AGATCCGGTAGCACCGAGATCGTAAGTAGAATCTGCTGAAGGAATAAGGTGAGATGCTATGTCTGCTGTAATAGTTACAGTGTCAGACGCCGCGTTACCAATTATGGTATTGCCGTTAACTGTTAAGTTACCCGACATGATTGTAGCGCCAGTAATACCTACGCTACCGCCTACTGTAAGGGTAGTCGTTACGCCTAGAGAAGCTAGAGTACTTAGGCCTGTTACACCAAAGGTTCCGCCGACTGTTGCATTGCCTGTAACAGCAAGAATGCCACCTACGTCGGTGTTGCCTGTACTGGACATAGTCTCAGCGTTGATGTCATCGATATAACCTACACCATCAATATAAATATCTTTAAATTGTAAGGTAGAAGTACCCACGTCCACGGTGTTCGTGGCTTTAGGTGCAATAATGTTAGTGTTACTTATCGCCGCTATCGTTACCCAATTAGCATTGTTCGTCGTGTTGAATAAACACATATGGGTGTAGCCGGTATTGGCGTTGATCCAAATCGAGCCGGGTGCGTAGCCCTCTGTGTTATCGTTGGTGGTTGCTGGGTCGGCCGTGGCAGTCGTATTGTTACGTCCGCCAACACCACCGTGAACCACAGGAAGGTAACCAGAAACCGAGGTAGTAAGAGGGAGTTTAGGGGCGTTGCCCGTGGAGCCATCGTGCGTGTGTCCTGTTGATGAGTTAAATGCGGCTAAAAGTTGGTTAAATTCAGCATTAAGTGGTGGTGCAGTAATATTCGCACCGTTAATGATGTCCGCGACCGATTGTCTAATATATCCCGCCATCAGTTAACGTCTCCCTGCAATGCTAAATTCAAAAACAATACCTTGGATGCTGTAAGGGTTGAAATTTCCCAAAGTAACAAAGGTGAGTTGGCATGAGTAACCGGAGCCTTGTAAGCTCGTCGTAACGATGGGCTTCTCAGTCCCGCCGTAGTTGATATTTGTACCGGCATAATTAATATTTTTCCCTTTATAGCGTACTGGTGCGCCCAACGATTCCTGCGAGTATGAACTTGGTTTTGCTGTGTTGGGATCTTCCCAATCGTAAGTTACAGCCATGTTCAGTGTGAGTGGGCCTTCAGCACGAATAAATGTATTGGCTTTACGCATGGTCTTTTTGACCTCGGTATCGCCGTAATCAAAAAATGGAGTTGCGTATACGGCTAGGATATCCGCGCCGTCAAATTGGTTAGTCTTCTCTTGCTGGTAGACTTTACCGTTATAATCCCCGTGTAAAACTAGTTCGCTAGAATTAACGTATGCCGAGTCACAACAACTCGCTCTAATTCCAACTAGCTCACCAAATTCCCAACCTAGTCTTTGGTCGGCGGAGCGTAGCCCACCAACAATACCAAAGCTGTCTGCGGTGAACGTATCGTCATCTCCAATGAAGTATCTCAACTGCGATTTACTTCGGATGACTACTCCGTTGAGAGTATCTAGATCATAATCCTGCGGTAGGGCTGTAAGTAGTTGCTGTATGCTTTTAGAGATAGTCTCTAATTCGACATCACCAATCCTACTTGTACCAGCTACCGGCCGTAATCCATCAGGTGCTAGAAAAACAAGATCACCCCCTATTTCCAACACCGAGTCTCTTGCAATACAACCTACGTTGGTTGTTATCTGATCTAGAACAAACCCGGCTGTTACGTCGGGGGAAACTTTCTTAATTCCGTTTGTGCCAAAGATAAATAAGTCACCACGGAACGGTTTAAACTGTACTACATCAAATCCGATTGCTAGTTGCCCAGCGCCAGCGGCTGATGTGAATGTAAGAGGGTCTAGAGGTGCGGAGTAAGCTACAGTTGCTTGTGCTACTCTATCACCAGCCAGAAAGAGATGGTTTTCAAACGCATCTACAAGCTCTGGTCTTTCTAAAGCACTTGCTCCACCGGGGCTTGATGACCCACCTGAATTAGATGGTGAAATTGCTTTCCAGTTAACCCCGTCGAATAAAATAGCGTTGTTCACGCCATCTACAAAACATATTCTGTTACCACCACCGAAGTTAAATGATATGTGACGGAGTTTCTTTACTACTCGGACGCCATCTTTGTATTTGTGTACAACTCCAGTGTTGTAAGCCGCCCATGCCGCGAAGGGTACATATCGGTAGAACTTATACTCGTTGGTATCGATCTCGATTATGTCACCGACTGTAGCACCGGCTGAAAGAGTTACACTAGTAGCATCTTGGCTGTATCCCGAAAGGGTAGTCGTTACACCACTTCTTGTTTGCTTAACAATTGTATTGGAGGTGTTATTGTTAGCTAGTGTTCTAGAGTTTGTGTCCGCCCCAGAGAAAACTGTCTGTCCTGCTGTCGCAGTGTAGGTGAATTTCTTTACCTTACGAGATGCTATAACAACGGTACTATCTAGGTTGTCATCTTTAAAGATAGCTACGGATAGTATCTTACCTTCAGAGTTAGCTGGGTCTACTTCTTGGTGATTAGCGTTGGCATTGTACGGAGTGAAACCTTCAATCCGCCGATATCCACCAAATAGGCTAACCTCGTAATTAACTAGTCTTGTAGCGGCACCGGGGGCGTTTTCACTTAAATCAAGATGATTTTCGTTACTGTTTAACCCGCCACCACAGATGACTTTGTATGACTGTACGCGATCTGCCATCTTAGAGACCTATATATTCGGGGCTCATTTTAGAACTTTTAGAGATCCGTGTGTCGTAAACTCGCTCATATTTGTTGATGAAAATGCCCTGCATGTTTTTAACGCCTTGCTGGAACACTTGTAGTGTTACGCCAGCGGCTTCAGGATTATCCCGGAACATGTACATGTAGTACAAAGCACCATCGATAATTACGTTGTCGTATGAATTAGGAATTCTAGTCGTGTCAGAGTATGCGGTAAGGCCTACGTTATTCATGTAGTACTTAAACTGGAGGTTGTAGGCTTTATCTGGGGATGAGGTTACGATGTAACCATTACCGTGAGACGGGGCTACTGCATCCGGGCAACTTACGCCAAGGGCTCCAGCATCATCGTCCTTACTTTTGTAATGTTTGTAGTAAACATCACGATCCATGAACTCCAACATCTTGTGGTCTACGTTAAGAGACACATTCTTTTGGATCTGGAAGCTGTTCCAATCTACGACTTTAAAAAATTCAGGCCAAGAATACTCTTCCTGACCTACTGCTAATACTTGCGTGTGTTGTGCGGCGTTAAACGGCCACTCGTACTCCGCTTGATTAATCTGACCAATAGCATCGGCAATAGCATCCTTCGCAAGAGTTTGAATACCCCGCGTGTTTGCAAAATCTGCTTCCGCAATTTCTACTTCGTTTATTTTACGAAGCAGTTTATTGGTAAGGCTTAGATATGTAGATGCCATTGGTCAAATTACTCGAATTTTAGATAAAAAAGGGGTAACCCTCCGAAGAAGGCCACCCCTTGGTAGGTTACGCTAAGTTGTAATGCGCAGTCATTAGACCTTCAGGACGAAGGATCTTACGACCATACAATTGCATACCACGAACGATGTCAGCGAAAGACGCTGTATCACGATAGCTTTCAGTCTTAGCTAACTGCTGTGCAGTAGCTACGGCAGACTGGTGTCCAGCTACAACGATACCAAAGTTCTCTTCTGAACCGGCTGATGCAGAAGTTCCTGCGCCTGTTCCGAAGTATGGCAAGTTGTTAGACTTGTACACTTTAAAGCCACGGATAAGACCGCTACCAACACGACCATTGCGTAGCTCTTCGCCACCGCCAAAGTCAGAATTGATGAACTTAGAGTCTTCGTCCATTAGCAACTCATAGAACACTGGGTCTGCAACGAACCAACGATCTGCTGTGTCCACGTTAGCTTCATCCATCTTACGCGCCATTCTGTTAAGAACTGCTAGAGGGCTAGTGATTGCACCAGCACCGCCACCAGCGGCTAGAGGGATAGAAGTCAATGCGTGAGTATCAGCATCTGCTGAACCACCAAGATCAGAACCACCGAAATCAGTGATGTCCAACTTGTTAGCAAGCAACAGCTCGTCAGCACCAGCGGCTGAGTCAGCCTTAGTACCGTTAGCGGCAGAACGTGCAATCCAAGCATTGTTAGCAGAGTTACGCTCAAAACCAGACAAGTAACCTAATACTTCTTGGTCATAAGTGTCACGCAGTTTAAATGCGGCACGATCAGTCGCTAAGTCCATGAAGTTAACATGGCTGTGTGCGGCTTCAATATCATCAATCTTGAACATGTAGTAGTTCGCCTGATCGATGGTGAGTGAGAAATCAGCATCTACTAGATCCTGCGCCGCAACTGCTGTGCCACGAGCATAATCTGATACTGTGATTTCTGGTTCTTTGATTATCTTGACGCTATCGCCGTAAGAGGCGATTTCACCCATATAATCGGTGTTAGTGATGTCTTCCACCACTGAGCTATTCCTGAAAGATTTTTGAACCTTCTGGGAATAAATTACAGGACTAAAGTTACCGTTGTTTAGGTTAGTGTAGCCCGACGCTTTTTGAAAAGCCATAATGCATCTCCTATAGATGTTAAGTTAAATCAGCACTAAAATTGTGTGGATTGCTCAATTATTGTTGAACTACGCCACTAGTGCCGGAACAAAACAGAATAAAATACTTCATTAAGGGCTAAGTCTTTCTGGGTATCTTCGTAGTGAAGGGCCAAAGATACTTAGGTAACTTTAGAGTGTTTTTCTGAAATTTAAGGGAAGGTGAGGTAGGAAGGTATGTATAACTGGAGTTAGACTCCCGAAATACATATTCTTCGGCTCAGGGTTTGTTAAGGTTGTTATACCACAATAACTAAGTAATTAGCAAGGGGTTTAACGCGCTCCACCAGTTACATCGTACTCAAACAGCCCTTTACTGATTGATTCCATGATTTTGGATTCATTTTTCTCGTATTCATCCGCATTCATGTTCTGTACCTGACTTTCTGTGAAGGTAGCTCGGCCACTTGTTGGGGTGGCTACACCACTTCTACCAATCGCCTGTGCGGCGGCACTGGAATTCTTAGTGCGTACCTTACGAATGCCTTTGTCGGACTTATAGAGATCAATTGCTCTAGCGGCCGCCTTGGGATCCGTATTGTTCTTATAGAGGGCATCTTGAACATATGTTGGTTGTTCCATTACCCAATTATGAAATTCTTTTGATGCTCTAATCTTGTCAAAGTCCGGGTGGAACTTTTTAAGTTCTAGCATCGCCTTTTCCGCCTTTATGCCTTGTTGCTGTTTCTTGATTTCATCAAACTCAAGCTTGGCATCGGTGACGGCTTCCTGAACGCGCTTTTGTGCGATTGTATCAACAATCTTAGCCACATCAGGATACTTCTGTGACCACGCATCAACCTCTTCTTCGGTTTTAGGGAATTTTATCTGACCGCGAGTTGCGTCATTTAATTGAGCTTTAATCTGAGCAATTTCCTGATCTCGTTGTGCCATCTGCCCTTGCATATGACGGCGGAGGTCACCGTATCGCTTCTTAAAACTCTCTTCTTCAGTACCTACTGGTTGAGTAGTAGCTTTTTGTTCAGGCGCTACAGATGCCTCTTCTGTTGCCGTATCGGTTTCATCCCGATAAGCATTTCTATACTTAGCCATATTTCTCCTATTGGGGGCCGTTAAAGTAGACCAGTCGGATGACTGGTGGTTTATGCGGGTAGCCCGAGCCGCAAATTACCTTTTCATCAAAGCGATCTTTACGCTGGGACGATAAGTATTTTTGCCGTCTGAAGAGTCTTCTTCCTCTTCGACTTCCATTGTTTCTTCTTCTATTTCTGCCGTAGCTTCTTCGACTACGTTACCTTCTTCAGTTTCATACTCTGTGCTTTCTTCGTCTGCGTAACCGCAATCGCAGTCTTCACAAGGCATTCCGTAATCTTCCATGCACTCGTCTTCTATGTCTTGTATCTGCCCTTCAGCGTACATAGACATAAGGCCCATCTTAGCCTCATCACGCATTTCCATAAGATGCTTTAAACCGTGCCATCGCACGACATCTGCGGGTACAACGTATTCACCATCACTTAAAACTGCGGGAATATCGTCACGGACATTTTGCTCACTGGAGCCGGGGGGAATTGGATTACCTGATATGTCATCCATACCAACCATCATGCCGCCGAACTCGTCCATCATCATTCCACCGTGGTACATTTCCACAGGCTCCTCATCTTCAAGGGCACGGATAGCACCTTGCAATTCTGGGGAGTCGTTATCGTATCCGGGGACAGCAGATTCTGCTTCTGGCATTAAGCTGTCACTACGCATTTGGGCGTATTCACTAGCTTCTGGTTCACTATCAAAAACAGGCAATTCTTCACCTGTAATAGGATCTATTGGGCCATTCTCTTCAATAAAGCGTTCAAGATCTCTTTGGTCAATCTCATCACCTGTTTCACTGACTGTGGGAATAGTTACCCAGCCGTACTTAGTCTCAAACGTAACTGTACGCTCGGAGAAGTTTTCGCCGGTCTCCTCGTCTTGGTAAACCTTTCGGCCTTTTGTTGTATATTTTTGCTCTTCGCTCATTTTATTTAATTCCTCGGGGTTTAATTGTAGGACAACATCTCTCTTTCTGCCGGGCATAGCGAAGCTAACAAAAAGTTGGCCCAGATCTTCTGGGTGATTAATTGCGCGGGGCAATTCTTTTAAAAAATCTTTTAATTCTAATTCAGATCCCGGCTTCCACACATTACCGAACATGTCGTAAGTGTCTTTAATTGTGACCGTCCCATCTTCATTTTTATAAGCATTATAACTGCCTAAAGAGGTGTCTACGTTGTAAGCGGGGGAGGTGTAGGATTGTTTTATTGTCTCCAGAAAACCTATCTCCTCATCAACTAAGGTATCTGCCCCATAAGTAACTGAAGTTTTGTTTCTATCTTTATTAAAACTGGCGGATTTATCTTCCCATTCTTTGAGTTTAGCGCGTTCTACCTCTCTAAATTCTTCTTCCGAATATTTAGGAACAAATCCTACCCCTTCTTCCCATTTTTTATTCTTATTCGATAACTCTTCTGTCCAAGGTGCATTAATGCTGTCTTCATCTCGGATTGTTTTTAACTTTGCATTAATCTGTCTTTCGTAATTCTCATTGTATTCATCTTCCCGTTGTACTTTTGCGTAAATCTCTTTTAATTCGTCGAGAGTGAAATCTTTTTCTGTTATAGGATCTTCATTCCCCAACAAGTACTCCCCGAACAAGCGCATATTCGTAGGTATCACAGGCATTATTTTGCTCCCTCCAGAGCTTGATCACGCAATGTCTGGAAGCGACGCAATTCTGCAATTGCACCCTGTACTTCCGTTAGTTTGGTGTGATCCTTGGTATTCTCTAAAAAATTACGCATCGTTTCGATACGGTTCTCAATGTAATCCTGAAGCAACGGGTACTTCTCTACGTCGTTGACGAGAGGTAGTATTTTCTTCGCTAAGACTTTTTCCATTATTGAGGCTGACCTTGTGGTGGTGCTGGGGGTGGTGTTCCGCCATTCTCTCCCCCGCCTTCACCCGTAAATCCGGGAGCGCCGGGCTCTGGTGCATTTCCGGGAGCTATGTTCCCGCCGCCATTACCTGTTGGGTCTTCGGGACTAGGTGCCCCTTGTTGCTGTTGTTGAGGGGGTTGCTGTGGCATCAACGCCGCTACTGCGGCCATCATCTCAGCTTGGATTGCGGCTTCTCTTGGATCATTAAGAACCTTGTCCTCGTCGAGATCCATAGATGCGGCAAGCTCCCGCAGGATGTAGTCATACTTAACAAATGGAGCCATGCTGGGATTCCCAGTCATCTGCATGAATTGCAGTAGACGCTGGGAGCGTACCTCGTTTCGCATTAGGCTTTCTGTACCTTTGGCTACGACATCGAGATCCCCTCTAATAGATTTATCGAAATTAAACTGCATGTTGAAGCTGAACAAAGATCGGCCGAGAGGGGCCAATAGGTAGTCATCAACATTTCTAACAACCGCTTTAATATTCTGTGCGGCCGCGCCCATAAGCATGGACATACCAGATGCTGTTCTACCAACACCCATTACGCCTGTACTGCCGTGGGCAAAGGAAGGCATACCAGTAGCTTCGTCAGCTAACTGTCGGGCCTTATCAAACATCTGAATACACTCGCCAGTTACGTTCGGGAACTTGGTGCCAAATATAGCTTGTCCCGGCGCTCCAGCCTGACGCCTAAACACTTTACCCGGATAGACACTCATGTCTTGTCCCGGAACGAGGTTTGTCTCGTCAATTTCAATTAGTAGGTTTGAAGATAGCGCCGCATTATCCACTCCGAGCCGCATAAAACCATTCATGATTTCTTGGGTATCTTCCATGTTTTCCGCTACACCTATACCAAAGAAGCTATATGGGTTTAGCTCGAAAGGAACTGCGTGGTAGGGAATACGAGTGGGGGTGAAAGGGTTGATTACTAGACGGACTACTTGCCCATTACAAATCCAAGCATTGATCTGAACTTCATCTTGTTCAAGCACACTATCTGGTAAATCTAATTCAGCTTCTTCTGCGATCTCAGCATCTATAACGCCCCAGTACTCAAGTACTTCATAGCGTTCTATGCTAGATGACATGTCGCTGTCTTCTAATGCGTCCTCCCAATAGTGGGGGGTGTAATTGGGGCCGAAATCAATCGCCTCGTCAATTGCATCTCCTCTAAAGAAAGGACGTTTTTTAAGTGCCCTCAACTGAGAGCGGTTTAGCCTATGACGTTCAATAACGTATTCGGCTTCTGACATATTCCTA